CATATAAACCACTACACATCTTTTCAAATAAATAATGTACAGCGTCAGATACTAAATCTTTCTCATAGCCATCAAAAATACTATCTGCTACACCTTCTGGGGCAACATCTAACTCTATAAGACCTTCAACCATATCTTCTACTTCTTCATCATATTCTTTTTCTTCTGGTCTTTTAGGAACATATTCGCCCATTTCATTGTAATATTCTTTAACAAACTCTGATAAACATTTAGCAACCATATTTCTACTTTCAGCTGGTGTAGGAGTTAAAGAGATTTCAGCAATAGGCCAACTCTTTATTTCAAAACTCTTACCTTGCTTTTCCCTCATAACTAAATGGGAAGCACTACCAGAAGAATAACCTAACTTACCTGCTTTTGCTAACTCATCAATATAAGAAGCATAACCATTGGCCATATCTAACTGTGCTTCAAACCAAATACCTTTATCATCAAGAGTACCAATACCACTTCCAATAATATAAGATTTAATATTTTTATCTTGTCCGTGGTGGTAGTAAAGGTTCATTTTAAACTGCTCGCCCTTTTTTAGTGGTCTACCAAAATCAGTGTTAGCAGTAAAATAATCGCTTTCTAAATCAGTATCAGTAGGAGAACCAAATCTAATAGCATAACCTTTGACTTTGCCATCTACTGCTTTGATTTCTGAACCAAATAAATACAATGTTTCTTCCATATTATATTTTTACCTTATGTCTCTCAATGGTTTTATATAGGTTGTTGGTCCCCAATCAGCATCTTGTTTTATATCTACAAAACTTCTCAAAGGCATACCATCTTTATATAGATTATATCTTTCTGGACCTAATACTCGCTTTTTTTGTTTTTCAGATAACTTATTAAATAAATCATTTGCTGTTGGGATTTTATCGGATACATCTTCAATCGTAGCATCGCCAGTTATTTCAGCCCAGGTTTTAGTTTTAGGAACAATAATACATCTACAGTTTGGATGTGTTGGTAATATTTGATTAAGAGTATAAACAGTTCCGTGTAGGGCAAAACAAGCAGGACAGGTTCTACTATCTCCTGTTGCTAATCTTACATAACCATTAATAAGTTCTTGATTTTTACCATAGTTTTCTACTGTTGCTGCCCTTGATGCTCTATGACTTTCTGTTCTTGCGATTGTATTTGCTCTATATAATGGCATAGCTGTATTTTTTCTTATTTCTCTTGCTATTTTTAAGGGATTTTGACCTTGTAAAATACCATTAGAAAGAGTATTTGTTATATCTGTACCATAATCAACAACAATCTTTTGAAATAAATCATTAAGAGGGCTGCCATTAGAAGAGAAACCTACAAACTGTTCCATAGCTCCAGCATCAATAACATTTACTTCATATGTAAATCCTGCTGGTGGTTTTCCTAATGATGCTTGTAAGTTATCTTTACTATAATCTGTGCCAACCTTTACACTTTCTCTTTGTAAATCTTTTGTTATTTCAATAGCATCTTTATTAAATGCTTCTATTTTATTTTCTATAGCATTTAGTTTCTTCTCATAAAAACTTTGCATTTCCTGATATATCTCTACATCAGGTCTACCATCTGCTATCATTTTATTTATTTGTATTTCTAAACGATTTAAGTCATTTAGCACAGATTGAAAAGAAGCAGTGTAAGCTCTTTGCATTTGCTTCATTGCTTTATCTTCTAATGCTCTCAATCGCTTTTTATATCTATTGGCAACTGTATATAATCTTGCCATTTTTAGTCCTCTGGTTCGTAAGGTACTATATTCTTGCCTTCATCCATTAGTCTATTTCTTATTTTAGTTGACCAAGAAAATCCAGCATCTCCACCCCACATATCCCAGCTTACTCTACCATTACTTGGAAAACCTTCTTCTCCAGAGTTAAAACCTTCTGCTTGTTTATCTACTTCGTGTCTGGAAAAAAAACTATACATACGCAAAATAGTGTCATCAGATAAGTTATCGCCATTAACTATTTGATTTGCTCTGGCTAATCCTACTCTTGTTCCACCATCATAGCCTTCATCTTTCCATTTGAGAGCTCTTTTGGCTGCTTCTTTCATACCATCAGTAGGAAAATATTTAAAACTAATAGATTTTTCATTGATACTTTTAGCAACTTCTGGGGATAAAGATACACTATTAAAATACATATCTTCATCTTCTGGCATTGGTTCAAGACTAATCATTCTTTTTGCTTCTGCTCTGCTAATAACACCTTTTTCATATAGTAAAGCTGCCCTATCAGAGTTAGCATAAACATCTTCTGCTAATGCTCTTACATCGCTAACATCATAATCTACATAATCTCCTGCTTTTGGATTAAAATCAGGAAGAAGCATAATAGTTAAGATTTCGCAAAGACTATCTAAAAGAGGCAACATTCCATCAGTCCAAGCAGCAGATTGTGCTTGTTCATAGTTACTATATGTTGAGTTTTCTAATCCAGCATTCAAACCAAGACACATAGCATTTAAACCTAATGATGCTGGTATTCTGGTTTCGGGCAATCTTCTTATTTCAGCAAGATTTAACTCATTAGGAGAGAATGACACTCTTTCCATTTTATAAGCACCAGATAATACAGCAATACCACCAGCGTTATCAGACGCAAAATCTTCTCTCAATCTTTTCTTTATTGTTTTAGCATCATCTGGACTAATATCTACAGCACTATCATTAGCATCAGGACCAATAATCATAGAAGGAAGGGCACCATTTTTAATCAAACCATAAGCAGTTGTTGATGCTTGATTGTCAGATGCTATTTCTCTTAAAACTGATGTAACTGGACTTCTACCTAATCTAATGTCAGAAGTATCTCTACCAAAGCGCCAATGGATTAAATCATCTTTTTCTATTTTATATTCTGTGCCTGTAACTGTGTAAATATAATATTGAACTGCTACTCTACTGTCTCCAATAGGCCTAACCATATCAGCAGGCAAATATTCTAATGCTACTACTGAACTTCCAATACCTCTAATCTTGCGTAAATAAGCATTTCCAAGAAGTAAATAGTCTTGAATGTAGTTTCCCCATACAATAGATGGAGGAATATTACCATTCATAGGGTCTCTTAATAGTTCAGTAATGTCATTTACTTGTATTTCTTTTTGACCAGATGTTTTATTAGCAACCTCAAAACTAACCTGGGAAAAGTTAGTAAGATACCAACGAGTACAAATAGCAACAATAGAGTTTAAAGATAAATCTCCTGCTTCTTTTACCCAATCTCTATTAGATGAAGGTAGTTTTTTTTGAAGCAGAGCCAACAAATCTCCATTGCCTCTACCTGTTAATCCACCTGTACTCATTGAATAGTTGTTTGGTGGTGGTAGTTGTTCTTTATTATTTGCTGATTGTATTTTCAAGAAATCAAAAAATCCCATATGTTATATCCTCATTGGTTGCTTTTTTATTTTATCGTTAGCACTAATATGCCATAAACTTCTTCAATATAAACAACTGACTAAATGCATCAGACATAGCATCAACTTGGTCATCGTGTTTGCCAAGTGGAAATGTTCTTAACTCTTCTACAAACTCTCTATTCCAAGGTGCTTTTAAAATATAAACATTACCAGCATTTATTTGACTTGCTACACCTTCTGCTCTTATTTCTTTTTTTCCAGTAGGTTTTATTTTATTTATATTATGACCTGCTAATACTCTAAATAAATATTGTGCTTGAAACTTACCTGCTGCTCCTGGGTCTTCTGGTATTGTAATGTTTATTCTACCATCCAAATCAGCGGTATTTTTAATCCATTTATCTCTAACATCAGGAGACCATTGACCTCTTACAACATCAATAATATATATATTTTTATCAGCATCTATACCCATCTTTATGCCAGCACTAAAGTCTCCATCATTTTCTGTTGCTGCTAAATCCCAACTTCTAACTATTTTTGTAAGATTATTTGGTAAAGCATCAATATATTTAAGATTATGTATTTTAATAAATGAGCCTTCTTTTGGTGTAGGATTTACTTGATAAAGAGATTGGAAAGCATAGTCTCCAATAACCTTTTTTATGCGCAATAAATCATCAATATTGTATCTTTCTGGCCATAATGCTTCTCCAATACTTCTACCAATAACATCATCATCATCTTCGCAAATAGCAGGTAAATCTAATATATGCCATTTATCTGGTTCTGCTTCTACTGCTCTTACACTTAAATCATCTTCATTCCAAGGTGTCATAGTAATCAATACTTTTCCACCTGGCTCTAATCTTGTAAGTAAATCAGAAGTATACCAATCCCATACATTATCTCTATATGTTTTACTTTCTGCTTGTTCTCTATTTGCAACTGGGTCATCAATACACAATACTGAAAAACCTTGGCCTGTAGGAGCATTACCTGTTCCTCTTGCCATACATACTCCACCTTCTTCAGATTGCCATTCATCAGCAGCAGTTTTATTTTTATCCATCTTATTTCTTGATGAATAAATGTTTCTACTCATACGGCTAAATCTACGAGCCATTCTTTCATTGTAAGAAGTAATAAGCACATTATCTTCAGGATATTGTTCCATCATATAAGCAGCAAGTCTAATAGTTGATGATTGTGTTTTAGAGTGTCTTGGTGGCATTTTAATCAACAATCTATCAAACTTACCATTAATAAAATCTTGAATAGTTTCTGCTATTTTAATAATATGTGGTGGTAATGTCCAGGTTTTAGGATATGTAGCAATAAGAAAATCTAAATATAAGGGCTGTTCTTTTTGTTTTTTATCATTCTCTATCTGGATTTGCTGCCGAGAGAAGTTGAATACTCCAGTTTGCAAGCTGTTGATGTAAATCGGCAATCTGTCCTGCGCTTTGTGTCCTAATGTATCTTTCATCTTGTCCTACTTTTGCTATTGTTTCTATTGCTTTTAAATGTTCTTTTAAACTTGTAATAAGCAAATCCTCTATCCTATCAATAGCATTTTCAGGTAATAATGCCTTTTGGTCATCATCTAACTCTGCTTTTATTTTAGATACAGCACTTTTAGCTATTCCGTGTTTTCTTGATAGTTCGCATACACCTAAACCAACCATCAATCCAGAAATAATATCTGCTTTTAAATCGTTAGTTATTTTAGTATATGTTCTTGTTTTTCGTTCTTCCATAATAGATACCTCATTGTATTTTAGCATTAGGATAAAAAAGAACCCCAGTAGGAGAAATACTGGGGTTATGCAGGAGTTGTAGAAATGTCAATGAACTACAAATATATTATACCACAAACTACAATAGTTTTACCTGCTCATCCCAACAATGTAGATAAATATTTGCCATTCCTTCATCGAGAAGCATTTTAATAAACTCAACAGGACTTTGGTTCATATCAAAAGCAGCCATAAGTTCTTCAATAGATGCCATATCATTTTCTTGTGTCATAGCAGCAATATTTATTTTTATAATAGGATGCAAACCTTTTAGTTGATTATTATTTTCTTCCATTTAGATACCTTATACCAAATACAGTCTATCATTCTCTTCTCGGAAATAACAATAAATACCTTCTTCTATTTTATTTATTCTTTTGCCTTTAAACTTATGCTCGTGTTTAGGCCATTCTTCTTTGCTAATATAACCAACTATATTCTTTGCTCTAACTATTGTCATTTTTATTCCAAGAACCCAGCCAATATATACTTGAATATTTCCGCTATCATAAATCTCATCAAGTTTTTCTATTTCTATGCTGTGTTTCATTCAATCATTCCAAGATATTTACTTATAAGTTCTATCCCAACATCAGCATCTTTAACTTCAACAAAAAGGGGCCATTTTGAGGTGTTTTTCATTATAATATCCTTCCACTCTTGTTGTTGTATTGATAGCTTCCCTTTCTCGCTTTTTACTTCAATATAGAGGCAACTGTAAACACCATTGTCTATTGGTATTATTAAATCCCATACTCCACTTCGCATTCCAAGTTTTTGAAGCCATTTGATTATTCCAAATCCAGTTCCAAAAAAAGAGTTGGGTGGATGGTAAATACATTTCAAAACTTCGTAGTCATTTTCATTAGCTCTAACCCAATCCATAATAGCAATATGG